GCTGGTATAATTCTAGTAAGGTCTTTTTCCTGTACGAGAACACCTGCTGATACTTGAAATGCCATTTAGGTTTCTCCTTTTAATTAGCTAATTTAATTATTAAATATTCAATACTCATAAGTTTTCTTATGCCCATATTCAAAATTCAACCTTACTGATATTTATAAGATGTTAGAATTAGAGTCCTTTTCTTACGACAGGATGCCATACATCTCCGTATTCGTCAACTTCCACCTTTTCATGGTCTGGTGTACCGTCATCTACGAAGCCAAAAGGCGCCATATCCTGTTCAATTAAGGATTGTTGTTCATCATACAACATTTGTCTTGCGTTTGTGTCTGTCATCTCTTTAAAGAATGGTTGATTAGATAACCAGCCAAATATAACTAAACACATCATTAAATCGTCTGTATTACCTTCTTCGGCCTGCCATGATTGACCTCTTCTTACAAAAGTTGACATCTCTTGAACAATATCAAAATCATGTATACCTATTTTATCTGACTCAATTAATGTTTTAATATTAGCACAACCTATTTTTTTAATTTGTTTAGTCATCTTAACACCAAAGCCAGAACCTCTACCACTAAATCCGGCACCTAATATTTGACCTGCACGACCTCTATTTGTTGTCATTAATAGATTGTCATATTCTAATTCAAATTGTAATGCCTCTGCAATTTGTTGACCTAAGTCATTTGTTTCGACTAATACATGTGCGTGATTATATGCATTACAAACCTTTTCAATAGTATGTGGAAATAATAAAGGTTTTATATCATTGTTACGATATTTTGCAACTACTTTAAAAGGCATTTGTGATACATCTAATATTATAAAAGCAGAATAATCTTTTAATACTCCTCTTGCAACATCAACAGTACAAACATATGTTCTATCTTTTATAGGGTCTTCATATACATCTAAACCTGCATTAGAAGTTTTTGGTGCTTTAAAAGATATATTTTTAATTTTAGATGGACTAATTAATGTATTTACAGAACCTAAAAATTCACATTCAAACTCTTGTTGAAACTGCTCTGCTGAGGTATTTCTAATAGTCTTTTCTTTCCATTCTTCATCTCTGCCTGGCACCTCTGACCAATGAACGTCAATAGGCACATAATCATTTCTTTTATTTTCTGCGTCTGACCATAATTTATAAAACTGATTCATACCGTAAGGTGTAGATACAATAATCATTTTAGTTTTAGTACCAGATGATATTGTAGGATAAACAGAGCTAAAAAACATCTCTGCTATATTTGGTGGTACGAAAGCAAACTCATCAAGAAATATTATATTATATGAACCACCTCGAATTGCACTTGAAGAAGTTGCAGCCGCCACTATTTGAGATTTGTTTTCTAATTCTATATTACCTTTATTCCAGTTTATTACACCTTGTTGTAACCACTTTGGTAAATTTTCATATGCTAATTGTACTCTACCTAAAATATCTCTAGCAGTTGTAGATTTGTTGGCAAGTATGGCAATATTAGAATTAGGATTAAATATTGCATAGTGTAAAAGATAAGAAACGGTAGTAGTTGATTTACCACTTTGTCTAGGTAATTTGCATATTGTAAATCTATTATCATGTATAGTTTTTACAATATGTTTTTGAAAATCATACATCTTAAAAGGTACAAGTCCTTCATCAAGACTTACAATCTTCATGTAATTTTCCATAAAGTAAATTGGATCTTTAGCACACTTTTGAAATTCAAGTATGTTGTCTTTTGTAAACTCAACAGGTGTGTTGACTTTTTTAAGATTCGGGTTACCTAGATATGCGTCACTCATTTAATATAATTCCTTAAATAAAAGATTTTACTTATCTTTAGTGTTATCTTTTTCAGGTTGTGTACTATCGCCTTCAATAATATCATCTTCTTTTTTTCTATTTAACATTTTCTGTAATTCATTTGTAGAACCCACAAACAAAGCATTTTTTATATTAGCTGTGGTCTTATTTGGTATATCTTTTAAATCTTTTAATTTCTTTTGCAAGTCTTGAAGTTTATCTACTGTAGTTGTAACTTGACCTATTAATTGACCTGCAACTTCATATGCTCTAGGGTGTTGTCCCTCTTTTGCAATATCTAATATACCTTCAATAGCTGCATTGCCTTTGTCTATTAGATTATAATAATTATCTCTACTATGAGAATAATCATTATCTATATCATCTTTTGTATCATCAATTTTTCTAGGTACAGGAGCAGGTTGTTCAAACTCTTTTAAAGAAAATTTTTCTTCTTTCTTTTCAATACCTAATATATCGTTTACATTATCTTCTAATTTACTCATCTGTATCTGTCTTCGGGTTATATCGTTTACCGTCTGTAAACGTTGATATTGTTGTTGTAAATCCAAAATCATCATCTGCGTCAGCAGTTGTAGGATTAGGTGTAATTACAATTCTTTCATCTCTAGTTAATTTAGGGTCAGTATCAGCACCAAGGTCAGTCTGTACATTTTTAATAACACCTTGATTACTCATAGGTCCATATAGATATGTTTTAGCTGTAAAAGATAATGTATAAACAACAGCTCTTCTAGTTGTAAAATCACCACTATATGTATCTTCATAACTTACACTATTTAAAATTATAGGTATGTCTCTTTTAATTTCTAATTCAGGTACAACATTCATTGTAACTGTATATTCTGGTTGAAAGAACGGTAGTATTTGTTCTACTATTTGTAAACCATTTTCAGCAGTTGCTGTAAAAGAATATAAACTAAAATTAATATTATAAGGTACTGGTGTATAATTAAAATTTAATTTTTTACCTTCTTCGCCTGATTTTATTCTAATAGTTTTATTCATCTTATTAAGTTTTCTACTAGAGTCATAAGATAAACCAGTAATTTCAAAACCTAATCTAGGTAATGTGATTGCAACGGCTCTATCTTCTTGTAAATTACTTTGTTGTTCTAATCTTACTAAAAATTTTTCTTTTGGTGCATATGCTAAAGGCACTCTCATTCTTTTTGTTACAGCGCCTGTGCTACTTGTATTTTGTACAACTATATTGTTAAACAATTGACCAAATGCAATTGTTAACTTACGCATACCCTCGTTATAAAAGTGTGTTCCAAACATTATTCGTCAACCTCTCCAAATGGATTTCTTTCAGTAAAGTCTAATATATCGTCTGATAAATTACCAACTGTATCATAACCTGCTTCTGCGTTTAAATCTAAATTACTTGCATAAGGAGATTGTGTTTGTACAACTTCAGCACCTGTATATTCTTCATTCATTATAAATGCTGGTTGACCTGTTGAATAATCGTGATAATCTTCTAACGCAATTGAACCACGACCTGTTAAGTTTTCTTGACCTAACTCTAATTGGAATCTGTAAGCGTATTCGTTTAATGATAATTTATCTTCAACAGCGTCTAGTGTAGCCACACCTGTATTAATTTCTTCGTTTGCATATTCCCAACGAGTTACTTTTAATTTATAAACAGGTAAGTTACCAAGTTGGTAAAAAGGTTCTTGATCTTCTACAAATTGAATTTCAAAATAAGAATTTAATAAAGGTACATAAACAACATCACCCTCATTAGGACGACCTGCTGCTGTTAGTGTAGCCTTATTTGCAACATGTTCCTCAAATCTTCTTTTAGATAATACTAAAGTTGTATCATCTCTAATTTCTAAACCAAACTTGTTAATGATTTCATTTTCACCAGCAAATCCTTCAGTTGTTTCAAAATACATTTCTAATAGATAAGAATCATCAAATCTACTTGAAGTGTCTTCACCTAAAACTAAGTCTCTATTAACAAGTGTACGAGGAAGATAATAGATATCCTGACCGAATATCTTTAAAGATTCGATTATAACATCTTCGTGTAATCTTTTTTCTGCGTCACTTCCTATGCCTAGGCCACCTTGAAAATAGTGATTAACTGCCATGATTTTTTATCCAATCATCATTGCCGGATTTAATTCAAAGGTACTTCTAATCTCTGTTTCTAACTTTTCGATATCAGACAAAGCCTCTGAATAAATTTGTCTACCGTTTAACGTAACTCCGCCGATCATTGCTACACCATCAAATTTTGATAAGTTAGCGCCCCATTGTTTTTTAAATAGTGATGTAACATATCTTTTTAAAAATATATCATTGTAAACATCTGTATGTGTTTCAGGATTCATTTTTCTATATGCTTCAATAACAAGAAACTCACCAACCATTAAATCATTTGCCCAATCCATATCAATATATAATCTATTATCGTGTTGATTAAATCTTAATGGTTTTTCACCTACTAATATATGATCTAAAAAATCTAAATGTCTTAATACAATATCATAATTGACCATACTTGTTGATGAAAAATCGTATAGATCATTTAATCTTAATTGATATCTAACATCAAACAAGTTCATACTACCTTTGTTTGAAAATGGAAATATATTAATTACTGATATAACACTTTCAGGTACAACTATAAAGTTATTACCTTCTTTCCATGTTGTAGTAACTGAATTTTTTGTAATTGATTCCGAAGAATCAGACGTAATTCTGGTCTTGTCAGCGTCTGTATATTGATATTTTAAGTATGATCTTTGAATACCATCATAATGATATTGTGAAAAATACTGTAATGCCTCATCCAATCTATCCTCTAATTGGTCGTCATCTACATTTATCTCAATAACAGGCTTACCTAATGCTCTTAAAGCGTACTGTTTTAATGTTTCTCTTGTTGCTGGTGTTGCCATAATACTATTTATGCATCCTCTAACGCTTTATTCTAGCGCTTATATTTATTCTTCTTCCGTTTCTTTTAATGGTTCCACTATTACTTTACCATTTTCATCTGTCCAATCAGTATCAATCATGTGTTGATCTTTTCTTTCGCCAATAACCATCCATGAAATAGTATCTGTGCAAGTATTATCTTGTGCTGTAATTGTTAAAGTATTTCCAGTTACAGAACCTTTTACTGCTGTCCATCCAGTTTCATTAGACGTAAAAACTTGTATCTCTCTGTTTAATAAAACAAAAGTACCCTCACTCATTCCTGAATTTGTATCAATATTAACAGTTGATGTTCCACCAACTAAATCTACTTTACCACGATAGATATTATCAGCTTGTGGTGCTTCAACAAATGAGTGAACTAAATGATGAGTGTCTTTTTTTTCTGGTAACGGATGGTCAATTTTAAATGAGCCTGAACCTTTTGAAAGTGAACCAGTAAGTGTTAGACCAGATGTTGTTAATCTAAATTCAGATGAACTATTAAAGTCATCATTAGTTGATATAGCAAAACCAGTTGTTGTAAATCTTGTACTTCCTACGTGCCAAGTATTTCCACTTTGAAATCTCACTATACCTCTACTAGAGCTTCCTGCTTTATTAATGTTTAAACTAGCATCATCACCATTTGTTGTACTTTTTATTAAAATATCCGCATTAGAAGATTTTTCTACATGTAATATAGCTGTTGGATTTGAAATCCCGATACCAACACTACCAGAGTTTGGATTAAGTAGTAAATCTTGGTCTAAACCAGAGGCACTATTTTTCTGAATTACCGCTTTACCACTACCGTCTATATACATATCTAAACTTCTTAATGCACCAACATTAGCAGTATTATCAATACTAATACCTTGCTCATTTGCTGTTGTAAATATGTTTAATGTATTTGCAGGTGATGTAGTTCCGATTCCTACGTTACCATTATTGCTGATACGCATACGTTCCGAAAGAGAACCACCATTTGCTGTTGAAAAAGTTAATTGAGCAGCGTTTGTAGATGAACCACTATTTT